ACCCGGACCTGGGATAACCCCGACGGGTATAGCCGCGCCCGCTGGCAGATGGACGCACATGGATACACTCGCTCATCGGGCGACAGGCTGATGACACCGGCCGAGATTGCCAAGATGGATCACAAGTCAATCTTCCGTTTCTTCAAGAAGTACTCTCTCAACGAGGTATGGGATTACGACTATGTAGTGAAGATTGCCGAAGAACTGGAACTGCACGGGAAACTCCCGACGGGCTTTATGTTACTCCAGCCCGGCAGTTGGACTGACCATGTATGGGCCGACATAGCGCGTATGCGCACCCTCAACACCATTCAGTCAGTCAAAGGTAAAGAGCAGCATCTTTGCCCTCTGCAATTCGACATCGTGAACCGCGTTATCGACCAGATGAGCAACCCCGGCGATGTGGTACTTGACCCCTTTGGCGGCCTGATGACCGTTCCATATTGCGCTTTAAACAAAGGTCGTAAGGGATGGGGCATAGAACTCTCGCCGGTATATTTCCTCGATGGCGCTCAATATTGCAAAGCGGCCGAGCATAAGAAGGAGGCCCCCACATTGTTTGACCTGCTTGATGACGAGAGCCGGGAGCAAAACGAAGAGGATCTCATACCTGCTGAACTCCAAGACAAACTATAATAATTATGAAACGAGAAGATGGCCAGACCGCCTCGGGCTTGAGCCTGCCGGTCGTAGTCTTTGTGGTGTTCCTTACTCTGCGCCTCGCCGGAGTCATATCCTGGTCATGGTTGTGGGTAACATCGCCGCTTTGGATTGTCGCTGCAATAATCGTGGCAATCACAATTCCCTATGCAGTGGTATTCACATATCGCTATCGCAAGCACAAACGTAACTAACCTTATCAGCTATGATGGCAATAATCAGACCACCTCCCGACAATTGTGAAAGAGATAACACCCAGTCATTCACCAAACCCAATCTTCACCAATGGCAATAACGCTGAACAAGTACGCTATCCAATGCGAAGAGATAGCTATCGCCAGTGGCGGGATAACCTCCGGCTCATCGGCTCGGCCATTGCTTTATGATATATCCAGACACTGGCGCAGGCTGCTTGAGTCGTCAAGTTTCCAAAGCGACAATATCGAATCATGGAGTGAGAAGGAAGAGGCGGCGGCAGACGTTATGATTTCCACGTTAGCCTATCTCCGGCGCATTGGATGCAAGAACATCGAACAGTTGCTCAGAGACGCAACAGAGCGACACGCCCGGCAAAATGAGTAGGTTTCGTTAATGGCTATTATTGATGATGTACCCCCGATGATGTAAAATAGCAATGACCGAAAATACAATTTTAGCAATCGGCCTCTTGGATTTCAACAAGGGGCAACTCAAAGGACTCCCGAAGAATCCCCGGTTCTTTCGGGATTATCGCTATGAGGCGATGAAAAGGAGCATTCAAGAATCGCCCGAAATGCTCGAACTGCGTGAACTGATAGTGTATCCTTATTCCGAGGGGCGCTATGTGGTCGTTTGCGGCAACTTGCGCTTGCGTGCCTGTAAGGAACTCGGATATAAAGAGCTTCCCTGCAAAATTCTCAACCCAGAAACCGACGTGAAGAAGTTGCGTGAATATGCCACAAAGGACAATGTGAACTTCGGAGAGAACGACATGGATGTGATGACCAACGAGTGGAACAAATCCGAGTTGCAGGACTGGGGCGTGGAGTTCGCCCCGGAAAAGCCAAAGGATGAGTTCAAAGAGCGTTTTGACTCTATCTCCGATGATACAGCCATATATCCCCTCGTTCCCAAGTATGATGAGAAACACGAACTGTTCATCATTCAGTCCGGCAACGAGGTTGACAGCAACTGGCTCCGTGAGCGTCTGGGTATGCAGCGTATGCGCTCATATAAGACGGGCAAAGTGAGCAAGAGCAATGTTATCGACGTTAAAGATGTCCGTGTCGCATTGGAGGGCGAGAGAAAATGAGTAACCTCAAAATCGTAATACCCTCGCATAAGCGACACGATAGAGTTTTCGCCAAGAAACTTGTCAATAACCCCATCATCTGTGTGGCCGAGAGCCAGGCAGACCTCTACCGCCAGTATAACCCGGAGTGCGAGATTGTAACACATCCCGATGATGTGATTGGGCTTATTCCTAAAAGAAATTGGATGGCCCGGCATTTTGGCGACCTTATGATGCTCGACGATGATGTTCACGTTGTCAAGACCCTCTTTTGCGAGAAGGGAGAGACTGGAGTAATCCGCAACCCGGACCAGATAACCCACATAATAGAGTCCTTGTATGATTTGGCGTGTCTGCTCGATGTTCACCTGTTCGGCTTCACTTCTGCCATATCGCCGGTAATGTATAACGAGTGGGGGTATTACTCCCTCTCTAAGATGATTACCGGTTGCGCCTATGGAGTGAGGTACAACAAGAATGTCTGGTGGAATGAAGAAATCAAGCTCAAAGAGGATTTTTGGATTTCGTGCTACATGAAGTTCAAAGAGCGCCGTATCCTCACTGACCTCCGCTACAACTTCGCCCAGAAAGGCACATTTGTCAATGCCGGCGGACTGGCAGCGTTCCGCAATCAGGAAGAGGAACGCCGCTCGATATTGTTCATCAAAAAGCATTTTGGGGACAGCATCAATATCAAAGGCGCAACCAACAACGGCAAAGACAAGACAAAGCAGCTCGTGGAGTACAACATATCCTGTAAGTTCAAATTCTAACCTGCTGATTATCCGCTAAAAATGGCGTTAAAATGGTGCTCAATCTGATTGCATATATCGTCATTTTTGGCTAACTTTACAGAAAGTAAACCATCAAATAGCAGCAAGTTATGATAATAAGAACCATAAACGGCTACGATTTCTTTGAGGTCAGTTCAGCCATGCAGAAAGCAATCCGGCGGGCCGATGCCCGAGTTGCCGGATTCTTTGCCCTGGAGCTTTGGCACAGTAACTACCGGGATTATGTCTGGAAGCGTCTGTTCACCATCTCGGCCGAGGACTGCTACGGCCTGATTACTGCCGAGATAGAGGCATTGTGGCAAGGGCACGAATTAGTCAACAAGACGGCCAAGGACCCAAAGGGGCGCATCTTTGTCAGCAAGGCTGTGATACTCCTTTGCGGGTGTCGCAAGAGCCGCGATGCAGACCATTTGCAGAATCTTGTCTATGACCGCAACGACGTGGATGTTGAGCGGTGGATTGATGATGCCCGGCATTATCCAATCCCCATACCTCCATACACGTATGATGTTCACACCCGAAAGGGGAAAAAGAGAGGCAGAACCAAAGAAGAGTTCTTCCGAGAAGAGTATGAGGCGTTGCAGCCTCGGGTGCCCGGTCTGTTCGATAGCCTCGTACCTCAACCATTAAGCGACTTGTTCGGCGGTTCGGATCCAAAGTCCGGGCCGCTTTAATTTTCCAATAACATGAATCTATCACCATTAGACAAAGAGATGCTGGCGAAGATGGGTATTGATCCGAACGCAATGCCCATTCGTCCGGCATTCGATTTAGGCATACATATTCCGTCCAAGCGCCCCCAGGCCCCAAAGGCGATAAGTCCGGAAGAGGCTAACAATATGTTCGGGGTATCACTTGCCGTCAAGATGAATTTCATCCCTCAGATGCTTGTAGCCCTCGCTCTTGATTATGCTGCCCGGTTCGTGAATCATTGCCGGGAAAAACGTATCAGCGAGTTCAAGAAGCACAACCGCCTCATAAAGCTCTGCATCGAAGAGCACAGCGCCTGCCTCGCCAAATCCTATGGCTCCGCGTTTCAAGCATACTCAAACTATGTAAAGCGATATTTTGAATATGTAGATGTTGACCGTTTCAAGATGTGGTGTAGCATAGGGAATGTTGTCAATCGGCAGATTCCGAAAGATAGGGACCATGACGGCGCCAAACTAATTGCAATCATTCATAAGCTGATTGACTATGCCGAGGAATATGACCGCAAGATGGATAAAGTGATTGCCGAAAAGGTCAATGCTCCAGTCAGTCGCAAGCAGGATGATATGTTGAAACTCATAGCTGCAATGTGCTATGAGTTTGAGGATACATGGGGGTTCAAGTTAGAGCCAGACCCCATCGTAGATATGAATATCAGAGTACTTGCCAATAGAGCGTCAAACCTTGCTGACCACATCATCGGAGAGGAAAACGTCAGTAAATGTTAAGGTGGTGAAATGGTGTTCATTCTGATTGCAAAATCCGCTTTTTTTGGCTAACTTTACAGTATAACAAACTAAAAGTCAATCCAATATAACCGAGACAATAATGAAAACTATCGCCGACCTCAACGCCCTTATTCCTACCCTCGTGGAGCTCCTCCACAACAATGACCACGAAATCGGAGAGTCTTACTATGAGCAAGATGAGGATGGTTGGGGACGATGCGATGAACCGGCCACCAATTACCTCTGCTACGATGACGACGGATGGCTCATAGAGATAACCTATGAGTGCTGTGCTGAGACCTACAACGACCCAGGCGATTATTGGACTCCACCCAGCCATGACCTCAAAGGTGCCTGGGGAAAGGTAACGGAAATCCTCGCCTCCCACACCGACGAGGAAACTGATGAAGAGTCCGAGTTCAGCGACGATGATTTGAAAGAACTCTGGGGAGCTCTTGATGAAGAGCTGAAAGATATTGCATAAGTCAAACCAATAAAACCACCAGCTATGAATGTGAAAGAACTTATAGCCAAGTTGCAAAAACTACCTCAGGACAAAGAAGTGAGGTATGCAGTCAACAAGGGTCGTGGAAAGCGAACCCTCTGCGCTATCAACGACATCGAGATTTATGAAAACGCATGGGTAATCCTCCAATTCAAAGATAGATGACACGGAAAGAGAGACAAGAGGCCCGGGCGGAGCGTTACCGTCAATTCGCCGAGAATGCCGAAAAGAGAGCCACCGCCGCTTTCAATGCCAGCAGCGCCGCCGTTGAGAATATTCCCCTCGGTCAGCCTATCCTCGTCGGCCATCACTCCGAGAAAGCCCACCGCCGCGCCCTGGAGTGTTCCCACGGGGCAATGATGCGGAGTGTTCACGAGTCAGAGAAAGCCGCCTACTATCGACAGAAAGCCGAGGCGGTTGAAAATAACGATAACATCTATCTCGGTGATGATGACGCGATAGAGCGGCTGAAAGAGAAGGTTGCCAAGCTCACCACTCTTCAGGAGCAGATGAAAGGGTCAAACAAGATTCTGCGAAACTCCAAATTGACGCATATCGAAAAGATTGACGCGATAGTTACTCTTGGTGTCTCTGAGGCCAAAGCAACGCGGATAGTCCGGGAAAACCTTATATTCCCCGGCTACACTCTCACCAATAACAATGCCAAAATCAATGCCGCCAAAAAGCAGCTTGCAAAGGCTGAGAGTCTGGCATCAAAGGAGGATAAAGAATACAGCGTCGGAGACATCACAATCGAAGAATGCTATTCTGAGAATCGGGTGAGAGTTTATTTTTCCGGCGTCCCGGATGTGGAAACGCGAATACAGTTGAAACGAAACGGATTCCACTGGGCAAAGTCAATGGGATGCTGGCAGGGATATATCAACCGCCGGACTCTCGACTTCATCAAAGAGATAACAAAGTCAAACCAATAAACCGAAATAATATGGGATACAGAATCCATGTAGCCGAAATCTATCAGGTAAAACGTCGTTTGTATGATAACTTCAATGGAAAGTCAGAGGCTATCAATCGTATGCTTGCCGAGAACTGCCCCGGCCTAATATGGGAGGGTGAGGATGTAGAGTGTTCGGAACGGCTTGAAGTGCCACGCGCCGAACTCGGAGACCTCATCGCCAAAATCGCCTCGGATAAAGAGGATTTTGAGAAATGGGCAAAACTCTACGACATAGAGGAGAGTGCCAATCAAGTCATTGCCATTATCGCCAAATGGATTGCATTGAGCGACCAGCGTAATGATTTTGTAGTCCTTTTCTGGTACTAATCACAAGTCAAACCAATAATCCACAAAAATGACAGTAATAGAACAACGCACGATGGATGCAATACTATCCATCAATCGCAAGATTCGAGACCAACGAGAACCCGATTGGGAGCAGCGCCGCTATGAGATAGCAAAAGAGGTGATGGGAGCGGAGGTATCAAAGGGCTCATTTAGCAAAGATGCAGCCAAGTATGCAGTCTCCTGCGCTGATGCACTGATTAAAGAACTCAAAAATAGTCAAAGCGAATGAATCAAGACTATGCCTATTGTGTCGGAGTCAACTTCTTTAAGGAGAAGGCTCCGGCCATCTGCAAGAACTGCAAGCGATACATACCATGGTCAGAACCGGTAGAAGATACCCTGATTTGGGTTGCGCCGCAGTATGATGAAAAGACGGGAACATGCCCTCTAAAAGACCCAAATATCGAAGAGAATGAAAAAGAATCATGAAATCCCAATTGGCGGAATTGGCGTTGTCAACGGCTACAAAGTTATGGCGAAAGAATATAAGCTTGAAAATAGCTGTGACGATTGTTGCTTTGGCCGTAATGCCGGCTATCATCATGCTTGCCCTTTAAATAAGTGCAACGACAAAAAAAGAGCAGACAAAAAGCACGTATATTTCGTGTTAGCAGAGAAAGGAGGCGACGCATGACAACCGAAGAAAAAGCGAAAGCGTATGCCGAGAAAGAACTTATCCGCGCTATAAGTAGACCAGCTCACCCCCTCGACCACCTTGCCCCTTATTTTGACTCCAAAGATGTTCAGCAAGCCTACCTCGCCGGAGCCACCGAAGCCCTCGCCTCGCAGTGGAAAGACCCGGAGGTGGAGCTTCCGGAGGATGATAGACAGGTGCTTGTTGAGACCGATTGTGAGGATAAGGAGCTGCGCCATGCAATCTCCTATTTCCTTGCAGGAGCATGGCATTTCCCGGATGATTGGTATTATGACTGCCGAGTGTTGAAATGGATGTATATCCCGCCGCTGAAAGGAGGTGACGCATGACACCCGAAGAGCTGACAGATTTTACAATCGAACAATTCAATGCGATTGTTGAAAAGGAACTAACCGTACAACAGACCGCAAAAGTATTGGTTTCGATGGTAAGAATCATGGCACTGCAATTCCCGACCAATGAACTAAAGCAAAGATTTTTGGCTGAGTTCGCAAACGAGGTTCTCAACCTATCACCTGTAAATCCATATAGTCGAAATAAGGTGAGGGAAAAGAAACCTAAGAGGATGTGCCTTAGAGATAAGTCAAAGGTATGCGACTTGTGCCATGAATGCGATATTGACATTTCACAACCGAGATATTAACAGAAGTATGAAAGCTATACGAAAATCAGACGGCAAGGTGATTGAGGTTAGAGAATGGAGTGGCGCATCAGACGTTGTGTATTCCGACCCCGACATGAACCGATTTTACCAAGCCTCCGACCTTGACTTCAACGTGGAGGAAACGGAGGAAGTGACCATTGACGGATGGCTTACTCGTTCAGTGAGTGGAAATATTGTATTCTCAGATAGTTCAGAATGTAGAAGAGGAAATCGAGTATGGTATCATAAAGAGGGTGCCAATGTAGTGGATTTAGATGAAACAGGTCTATTCCCCAATAATTTATTTCCCTCCCTCACATGGGACTCCGACCCTCTCGAAGTCACCATCACCATTAAACCGAAGAAGCAATGAAAAAGATAATGTTCTCAGATAAATTCGGACTCACCGAAGCCGTGTTGAGCGGTCGAAAGACGATGACGAGGCGGATATGCCCCGATGGTACACCCCTTGGCAATTGGGCTGAAACGGTCAAAAAATCACGCTATCAAGTCGGCGAGGTCGTAGCCGTGGCGCAAAGATATAGAGACTTTATCCTCAACCCTATATCCATTCCTGCTGACATGGGGTGGTTTAACAAGTTATTTGTCCGAGCCGACCTCATGCCCCACCAAATCCGCATCACTAACGTGCGTGTGGAGCGGTTGCAGGATATATCCGATGAGGATTGTATCAAGGAGGGAATTTGGATGGCTGAAAATGTAGGATTTCAAGGCGTTTCCTATTGGTATCCTAATCTATGCAATTCTAAATTCAAAACTCCACGTGAAGCCTACGCCGCCTTGATAGACCGCATATCCGGCAAAGGAACATTTGAGAGCAACCCCTATGTATTTGTTTACGAATTTGAACTGATAAAATGAAACACCTTACAACCATCCTCGCAGCCGTCCTCTGCGCCGTGTGCCTGAGCGGATGTGCAGACTCAAATGCACTCTCACAGTCTATGCCTCAAGCGCCACGTAACAACCCTTGCATGAGCCGCATCTATTTTGACGGCCATTATTATATCAAGTATGATAATAGAGGCAGAGTGTCATCGCCATCCATCCTCCACGACCCCGACTGCCCATGCCATAAGGACAACCCCGAACTGCTAAACGAGAAGTGATATGATACTAAACTTTAATTCCCCCAAATTCGGTGGAATTAAAATTGCAAAACGCATTATTTTAGACATTTAAGATAGATTGAAGTGAAACAAGTATATCAACGAATCAATTCCTCTGAAAACGGCGACTGCATGAAAGCAACACTATGCTCGCTTCTTGAATTAGAATATGATTCAGTGTGCAACTTTGTGGAATATGAGGATTGGTGGCAGAGAATGGAATCCGTACTGAATGACAATGGCTATCAGTGGGGAACACGGTTCTTTAATGAAAAGAAAATGGACTTGTGGTATCCTACGGACTGCTTCCGCCCATATCCTCAATTAGCTGATGAATTCATGCTCTCAGCCATAAAGCCCGAAGATACGATAGACGGCTTTTTATTTGGCAGTGTCCTTTCTCCTCATCATTTCAATGCCCAGAAGCTGAATGAAGGACTGCACATGGTTGTGATTGATGCAAACTGTAACATCGTATTCGACCCGAATCCCCAATATAACGGAATCGACCATTATCCTCTTTCGCGTCTTTTAGGCCACAATGGAGTCCTTGAAGCATGGGGAGTTAAGAAACTATCAAACGAAAAAATAAAGATATGAAACCAACCGTACATCAATGTTTGGAGTCTATGCTGTTTGATGGACTGAAAGCCGTGGAGACGGCTGTGGCGGCTTATAAAACCGCACAGATAGACTTTTTCAAAAATCGCAACGACAATGCATCTATCGCTCTGTGGCAGACTAAGGACAATATGAACGCAGCCCTCAACAGAATGTCAGACCTTGAAGCAGCCAAACGGATAATAACCGAAATGGAAAATAAAGGAATTGAAATATGAGAAACCTGTTAACCGCCGAGGAATCGGCAAAGCTCATAGAGCTTGGAGTAAGCCCCGAAAGGGCGAGTGAAATTTGCATAGATTTCAATGGCGCTGGCAGATACGCTTATGTGTGTGGAGAAGAAGCGCAACTTGTAAGATACTGCGTCAACGGCCACTTCTATGTAGAGGAGTGCAGAATCTTCACCCTCACCGACATTCTTGACATCCTGCCGAAGACGCTTGATGTAAAAGGTGAATCCGCAAGATTGCAGGTGTATAATCATCCAGCGGGATATTGGGTTGTGTCGTATGCAACCTGCGATGGCGGAACATTGACTTATCAAACCTCATGCTTCTCATCCCCCGAACTCATCGACGCTCTCTACTCGCTGCTTGTGTGGTGTCTGGAGAAAGGGCATGTGAAATAAGGAGGAAAAGGAGATGACAGTAAAAAGTTCACTGAAGTTTATCGGCAAGCGCCTCGACATAAGGTAATCGCCCCCCCCCTTTAACTATAACCCCGTGAAGAAGATACTCCAGGAGAGCGATTGTGAACGGTTCTGCCGGATGTGGCGTGACGGCAGGAGTCTTGTAGAAATGGCTGCAGTCTTTGGGATAAAACCTGAGACAATACGGAAGTATGCCCGAGAGAAATTCAATCTGCCATTGCGCCCGCACCCGTGCCGGCACAGTATATTGAGTGACCCAAAAAAGATTCAGTTCCTCAAACTCAATTATGCCGACATGGGAGATAATGTTATTGCCCTGCTGATTGGCGAGAATCCCGATTGGGTAAGGCGTACCGCCCGGCGGTTAGGTCTGGAACACTCCGAACAGTACCGAGCCGAGGATTACGCTTACCGCGCCAAGAAAACCTCAGCAACGCGAAAAGAGAACTTTGCCCGTGGTCTTTATCCCTCAACGCCGAGAGATGCAGCCACGGGCCAATTTATAAGCAAAGACAAGAGATGAAAGGAAGGGCCAAGATAATCCACCGTCAAGGCAGTGTCGATGTGGCAGTGTGCAGCGTTCCGATGGATGATGCGCCCCGGACATACAACAGCCTTGTAAAAGCGATGAAAGACCGTGCCAAAAGCGTGTGGGGAGTAAGGTTTGAGGAAACACCGGACTCCATCACGGCAATCTGGCCACGTTCCGACCGACTGGCCGACGGATGGAGCGAGAGCGTGAAATTTATTCCGGAGGAATAGTGATTTTTTTGAAAAAAAGTGTCTGAAAACCTTGTAGAAAGTAGAAAAATTACTACCTTTGCAATGTCAAACAAGAACAACATGAACAAGTACAAAGTAAAGGAAGTAATCAAAATGCTTGAAGAAGACGGTTGGGTTCTAATGACCACCAAAGGAGACCACCGACAATTTAAGCATCCTTCAAAGAAAGGCAAGGTTACGGTGAGAGGAAAACCAAGTGAAACGCTAAGTCAATTCTTATTGAATAGCATTTGGAAACAGGCAGGATGGCGATAAGCCATCCTCCTCTCTCCCCAATTCAATCACTAAATAATAAAATTCAAAAGCCTCAATATGGAAGCAAATAAAATTCACGTTGATGTAAGCTGGACCGGAGATAACTTCTGTGGTTCTTGGGATGATGGGCATGATGGTGTTGTATTAGTTACGGCCAAATCTTTCCAGAAGCTCAAAGATGATTTTAAAGAATCTACCCGCCTTCACATCCAAGGGTGTGTTGAAGATGGAGACACATTTCCCGAGTATCTGGTCAACGGTGACTATGATATTGAGTATAATCTTGACGCCGCCGCTCTCATCCGAAACGCGGAAACATTCACTACCATGTCAGTAATCAGCCGTATTTCTGGTATCAATCAAAAGCAACTCTCCCACTATGCTAATGGTGTCAAACACCCTCGACCCATTCAGATTGCGAGAATCAAGGCGGCTCTTGCTATTATAGGTACACAACTTTTATCCTTAAGTTAGTTCTTGTTTGACAGCAGAATTAATCTTGGAAGTCGGTTAACCCCGACACCCACGGCCCGATTGACCTACAAAGTCAGTCGGGCTTTTCTTTTGCCAACTAATATCATCACAAATGAAAGCGTATATATCAATCCCAATCAGCGGGAGACCGCTCCACGATGCCAAGCGTCAAGCCGAGTATATCAAAGCGAAACTGACCGAACATGGCCACGAGTGCATAACGCCCTTTGACGTTTGCCCGGAGTCCGGCAAACCTTATGCCTACTACATGGGCAAAGATATTGAGGCTCTGTTGGCCGATGATATTGACGCTGTGGTATTCGGCAGCGGGTTCCACGACTCCAAGGGCTGTCTGCTTGAGTACGCCGCCGCCGAAATCTACGGCAAAACCATCGTACATCAAGCGTGGTTCTGGTATCTCGATTTCACAACACTTAAACCATATCCAATCAGATGAAAAAGTATCGTGTAAAAATGATGCTGGAGGACGGCTGCACCATCCCCGGTTATTACGTTCAAGTCCGCACATGGCCTTACGTGTGGGTAACAGTAAAGAGATTCTATGACCCTTACGACTCCGACTTTGCCCGGCGTGAGGCTGAGGAACTGTTAGACAAACTCAATGAAAAGTAAGACATGAAAGTAGTAATCACCGGCGGCGATGGCTTTATTGGCAAGGCTCTCGCCGTTGCGCTTAAAAAGCGAGGTATTGAGGTGTGCAGCATTGACCGCCTCAACGGGATAGAGGCCGGTGACTTCTTCACCTCAACCGACCTCTCCGGCATTGATTGTGTGTACCATCTCGCCGCCCAGACTTCCGTCTTTAACGAGAACAAGACCGACATTATCCACGATAACATTGAAGTGTTCAAAATCGTGTGTGACGCTTGCGCCCGGCATAGCGTCAAGCTGGTCTATGCCTCATCATCGACGGCAGCCGACGGCAACACAACATCCATCTACGGCATCAGCAAGCGTTTCAACGAGGAATATGCCCGTTGCTATCATCCGAGAGCCACGGGAGTAAGGTTTCACAACGTGTACGGCCCCCGACCGCGTCAAGGTACTCTTCTTTGGCATCTGCTCAATGACGAGCGGGTTAAACTCTACAACATGGGGCGTAACGTGCGACACTTTACCTACATCGATGACATTGTCGAGAGCCTTGTCTATGCGTACGGGAGCAGCCATCAGCTCATCAACGCCGCCAATCCGGAGCAGACCACCACACTGCATCTCGCTGAATTGGTGAAACAATATAAACCGCTTGAAATAGAACTGATTGCGCAAGAGCGTGATTTTGACCGCAAAGAGCAATCGGTCAACGAAGCGGTTTATACAGTACCTTTGCAATATACGTCTGTTGCCGACGGCATAAGGCGCATATTTGAGAGTATTGACCATGAGCAGACGCAGTAAGATAACACGTATGGATAATTGGGATGTTCCTGCCTCTCGGCCTCGGCTGAAAGGTGGGAATATCCCTCTTTGTGATTTGTCACCCCGGACGGTTCTGCATCAACTCGGCTCCCTGGTGTATTTCGCCCAATACAGACGCACAAAGAGCGGGATTCCGTTCAGCGAGATTAAGCAGTCGGCCGACATAGCGGCCTTATTTGCCGACGCTGCGGCCAACTTCATTGAGCGTCTTGTCAACAATACGGAAGACTGGTGTATTATCACCACTCCCCGGCGGCGCCATGCAGACGGGTTCCACTTTGCAACGGCGGTATGTGAGAGGATATCAATCCGTCTCGGCATTCCGTTCTATGCCGATGCTGTTCAGTGTATCAACCGCAACCGTCTGGAGCCTGACTTTCATCTGCTCCGGCCCATAGCCGAGCGGCGGGTGATAGTCTATGATGACATCATCACTACCGGCACCACATTAACGGCAACTGCCGCGTTACTCGGTGATCGTGATTTTGTTCTCAGCATCATAGGCATCAATAACCGCTAAAATCCACTCTCCCGGCCATGAATTTTACTCAATCCCCACCATGTTTTGGAAATAAAAGTTCAATAAACGAAAGCAAAACGGCCAAAAACGGCAATTTTTGGAGCATATCCGGAAAATTTTTCAAGGGCGGGAGAAAGACAAAGCATGAATATGAACAACAGCAATCCATTCTATCTATTTTTTCTTTGGCTGTTATCCGACTACAATTTCAGCCTCTGATTATATACAATTTTATTCCCGAATTATATAAAACCTCTCATACATCATCACAATGGCACGAAAGAAGAATAAACACGGTCTTACCGCACAACAGGAGCTGTTCTGTCAGTACGTCGTAGATGCCTACGGTACCGACACAAGAGGTGTTCTTGTTACAGCATACCGAAAAGCCTACAACTGCAAGAATGACGCTAAGGCAAGCACCCATTACACATCGGCATCTTTGCTGATGAGTGACCCAAAGATAGCCCAAAGGGTTGAGCAACTGCAAGAGGAGCGCGCGAGACTCGCTACAATCAGCCGGGAGCGCATCATCTCCGATGATGTAAAGATACTCGACCTCGACCCATTGACACTCTGGATAGAAGATGAGAAAACGCACCAATGGAGAATGCGCTACCTCCACGAGATACCCAAAGAGATACGCCGCCTGCTGAAGTTCACACGCAATGGCAAGAGGCTTGTCCCCGATGTCGATAAAGATGCCGCCAAGAAAAGGCTTATAGACGTGCTCGGCTACGCCTCTGCCAAAGACCTAAACATAACCACCCACAACAGCGTATCGGGAGAGCTGCGCATTGGTTTTGACGATGATCAAGAGTAATGTGAGTATAAGCAAAATCGCATTGTTCGATTGCATATTATCAAAACAGGTGGAAAAATCCCCGGGAAAATACAAAACCGCGTAAGCAAAACGCCCTGTAATCCTTTCAAAGTATCAAGATCAATGCAAATCAATTTCAAGAAGCTCAACCCCCTCGGCTTCCATCTGATGAAATTGCTCCAGGATGTGGCCATACGACTGATAATTCTGTTCGGCGGTTCATCTTCCGGCAAATCATACAGTGTGGCACAGCTTATTCTCATCATGACCTTATGGGACGGTGAGAACACGCTCGTAATGCGTAAGGTTGGGGCGTATATCAGCAAAACCATCTACGAAGATTTCAAGGTTGCAGCCAAGCAGCTCGGCATTTTCAGTCTGTTCAAGTTCAAGGACGGGGTGAGGCAGATTATTTGTATACCGAATGGGGCCAAGATTGATTTCGGCGGCCTCGACGACCCGGAAAAGATAAAGGGTATCTCCAACTACAAACGTGTCGTACTTGATGAATGGTCTGAATTTACCAGCGAGGACTACAAGCAGGTTCGTAAGCGTCTGCGCGGTAAAGTAGGCCAGCAGATTATCACAACATTCAATCCCATCAAGGAGACGCACTGGATAAAGAAGGAGGTATTTGATATAGAGAAGTGGCATGATGTTCCGATGGAGATAGAGATTGCCGGGAGGAAGATACCCTCACAACTTACTGCCGTGAAATCAATACGGATGAACGAGGCGAAGATGATTCTGAACCCTCGCACAAAGGAGATAGAGGAACACGCCCCCGACACTGTTGTTATCCAGTCCACCTACCTTAATAACTTTTGGGTTGTCGGTTCGCCGGACGGAACATACGGCTACTATGATGAACAGTGTATCGCCGACTTTGAGAAAGACCGTATCAACGACACCGACTACTACAACGTGTACGCGCTGGGCGAATGGGGTGTTATCCGTACCGGTTCCGAGTTCTTCGGCTCGTTCAACCGTGGCAAGCACACGGCAGAGTGCAAATATAATCCCGACCTCGCACTCCATGTAAGCGTCGATAACAACGTGCTGCCTTATATCTCTTACACATTCTGGCAGATTGAATATGACTTTGGCCGAGGTATTGAGCCTGCACCCGGAGGCATTAAGATTCGCCAGATAGATGAGATTGCGGCCGAGAGCCCACATAATACCGCCCGTAAAAGTGCTCTGCTTGTAGCGGCAAAATGTAGGGAATTGGGAGTTGACCGTATATATCTGCATGGTGATGCCTCAACTCGCCATGCCAACACCATTGACGACCAAAAACGCTCATTCCTCGACCTTGTAATATCTACCCTACAAGCCGAGGGCATAGAGGTTATTGACTGCGTAGGCAAGCAGAATCCGAGTGTGCCGATGACCGGCGAATTTATCAACGCCATCTTTGATGAGATTATACCCGATATCCGTATCATCATCGGTGAACATTGTACCATCTCGATTGAGGACTACATGAGCGTGCAGAAAGATGAGAACGGGGCAATTCTCAAAACAAAAATCAAGAATAAAATCACCATGCAGACCTATGAGGAACACGGACACATCTCCGACACATTCCGCTATGTTGTCGCAGATCTTGTGCGAGAGAAGTTCCTGTTGTTCTCTAACCGTCGCAAACGTAACCTATATGCCCGTGATGGTATCGTTCATTTCTACAATCCCGATACTGAGTGCAAGTATAGCCGTGAGATTGTCTATGCCATGCCGAATATCAATGGCAAATTTGCTCTGGTCCACGGCAAGCTGTGCGGCGAGAAATGGCACATAGTCAATCTGATGTTGAGGGAAACGTCCTCTACCGATGAAATAGCCGAGATTCTGGTAAATGCCGGGAGCCAGCAAACCATCATCGAGTGCGCACCTGCATATTTCCGATTTGTACGCGATTTGCGAAAGGAGATACCGAATGTCCGAGCCATGCATGAAGTTGCAGATGTTGACCGGCGCATAGCTGCTACATCTGACTTCGTGAAGAACCATCTGCTGTTCAACGATACCAAATTGACGGAAGATGTAGAGTACTCACAATTCATGACCAACCTATTCGACTACAACCGCGCCACGGGTGAAAGTATAGAGGCAAGTGCCGTTTTGAGTGGCTTTATACAGTTCGTTGTAAAATTCAGTTTTGACAACAGTAGTACGTCAATCGCCTAAAGAATAGTAAATTAGGTTACATTTTTGAAGGTGGCGAAAATTCAGTTTTTCGGGGATTTGGCGAAACAGACTGGATTTGTGCTTTAATTTGTGAGAAAAGAACAAAGCATGAATCTCATACGGCGATTATTCAGCACCAAAGAAAAGACGGAAGCTCCGGTTGAAGAAGCGGAAATCATACCGCAGCCCAACAACCAGGGTGACCGAGGTGCACACAATATTGTTGAAGATGCATTCAGATACCAGAATATTCTGTCAATGCTTGACAGACTTATTCACCCGTCAGTAGTCGGCAACAACTTCATAGAGATGTTTAAGACTATCCCGGAAGTATTCTGGCCTATTGACTATATAGCTAAACGCATATCAGAGGCTCATTTTGACTTGAAGAGGGTAAAAGATGACAGTCTTGTGTGGTGTAACCGCCTTGGCGCCGATACAATCCTCAAACAGCCGAACCCGATTATGACATGGCGAGAAATCGTCTATCAGCATTTTGTCTATAAACTGGCCACCGGCAATGCGTTCTTCCGTGCATCAATGGCTGACTCCGTCGGACCGGATGCCATCAAATTTCAATGGTGTTCCAATTACTGGAGTCTGCCGGCTCATCTCGTCGAGGTCAAACCGATGGAGTACAGCTATGGTGTGCCCATATTCGGAATAGCCAACATTGACGAACTGATAAAAGGCTATACGCTCAACCTCGACGCATATTCCGGATTGACCATACCTTATTGGCAGATATGGCATGACCGCGACGGCATACCTGAACTGATCAGAGGCAATGGATACTTGAAAGCGGAAAGCCGCCTGTTGTCAGTAAAAAAGCCCATAGCAAACCTCATCGCAGTTTATGAGGCCCGCAATGTGATTTTTCTGAAACGTGGTGCTCTCGGCTTTATCGTAGCCCAAAAGGAAGACCCTACCGGCACTGTTGCTCTTGAGCCATCGGAAAAGGAAGAACTGCGCAAAGAGTTCAATAGCAAATATGGACTCGAAGAGGGAAAGTCTCCGTTTGCAATTACCGATATTCCGGTGAACTTCATAAAGACAAGTTCCTCCATCGCCGAGATGCAGCCATTTGATGAGACCCTTGAGGACGCTATCAAGATAGCCTCTGTGTTCGGCATTCCTGCGGATTTAGTGCCCCGTAAAGACCAGTCGACATACGCTAATCGAGATTCTGCGGAGAAAGGTGTATATACATCTACAATAATACCGGCAGCCAAGCGATTCTGTGAGACCATTACACAATTCCTCGGATTGGAGGCCAAAGGTCTTTATCTCGATTGCGATTTCAATGATGTGGCCTGCCTGCAAGTCGGACTCAAAGAATCGGAAGAGGTTAAGAAACTCGTCAATGAACGCTGCTTGTCGCAGTTTAACAACGGACTAATCTCCATCAACGACTGGCGTTCTCAAATCCACGAGGACGCTCTTGATGGCGACATATTCGACAAGACCAAGTTCGAGATGACTCCCGATGAGATAGCCAAAGTGGACAACGTGATAAAGGCGCAGACCTCACCGATTCAGATTAACACCGGCCAGCCCGGAGATAAGAATATAGACAACAATCAACCCAATAATAAACCCTCGAAAGGAGAAAGTAATGAAAGAACAGATGATTAACCTCCAGTACGAAACGAAAGCACTGGATGTATCTGAGAAAGGTATCGTCACCGTAGGCGTGAACGGTATAGGCATCGAGGACGCACAGCACGACATCTCGATGCCAGGGTCATTCGTGGACACACTCCGCGATGATATGCACAAAATGCGCTGGTATCTGAACCACGACACGCGCCAGCTTTTGGGTGTGCCACTGTCAGGCGAGGAAAAGGACAACAACCTCATTATGACGGGACAGCTTAATCTCAAAAAGCAGATTGGCCGTGACATTCTGGAAGATTACAAGCTCTTCCGCGATTGTGGCCGAACCCTTGAACACTCCATCGGTGTCAAGGCTCTCGCCCGTGATGAGGAAGACCGCCGCAAGGTTGTGAGGTGGAAAATGCTCGAATACTCCACGCTGACCGGATGGGGCGCTAATCCCCAGACATTCCTTGTAGGGTTGAAGAGTGCCACCGAGGACCAGCTTAGAGATGCCGTTGAATTAATCCGCATGGCGTTCAAGCAGCGCGGATATTCCGACGAGCGACTTAAAAACTACGATATGGAACTCAACCTGCTACTCAAATCACTTGGCGGCGGCTTGATTGTGACGTGTCCGTGTTGCGGTCATCAATTCGATTACGACAACGAGCCGGAGCATACTTTCTCGCAGGAGGTGCAGGATGCGGCTTCGGAGTTCGTATCGTCAATTGCCCGCAATGAGGCATGCCGCCGGATAGAACACTACCGCCCCGAAATTCAGGCTGCTGTATCGTCGATTATCGACGGCATGGCGGCTACCAAGAAAGAAATAACAACCAAGAGCATTGTCGATGCTTTTGCCTATGTGCGTTGTCCGCACTGCTGGTCCCGCGTATACCGCTCCAACAACATACTCGTTGCGGATCCGTCCACGCCAAACGAGGTCAAGGAGAAAAAGCCCGAAGATGAAGAGGGCAAGAAAGATGACGACACAAAGAAGAAATCGGCCGACGTGCCGACTCCGTCACCGTCATCCTCTTTCTGGGCATCTCTCAACGCAGCTACAAAAAAGTAAAACAATCACCATCTAATTTCATAGCTCACTATGGCTAATTTGACAGAAAAAGAAGTTCAGGAGATTTTCGGCATCAAGACAGCCGGACTCCCCGATGAGCAGCGCACGTTCATCAACGCGATGGTAGGTGCTTTCACCGATGCCATCAACAAGTCGAACAACGGTCTGATTTCAGACGAGGTTCTCACCAAGCGGCTGACCGAACTCAGCAAGCAGATGTCTGACAACAACACTCAGGCTCTTGCGGAACTCCGCAAGGAAAATGCCGAACTTGTCAAGCAGCTCAAATCCACGGCTGAGACTGTTGAGAAGCTCAAGCAGAAAGGCATCTCGATGCACACCATCAACAAGTTCGACGAAAAGCTTCAGGCTATGTTCGACAGCGAGAAGTTCCAGGACTTCGCCGCCGGAAACACTCGCAAGTCCGGTCAGTTCGACGGGTTCTCTCTCAAAGAAGTCGTGTCGATGACCGACAACTACGAGGGCACACACCTTATCACTCAGCAGCAGAGCCGCGTTGTATCGCCCATCGCCAACAAGCCCCTGCACATGCGAGAGATTCTTCAGGTGCTGTCCGGTGATCCGGCGTTCCCGAACCTTGCATTCACACAGGTGAACTCCATGGACCGCAACGCACGATACGTCACAGAAAACGGTCGTCTGCCGGAATCGAGCATCAAGACAAAAGAAGTACAGACCGGAACCAAGCGCCTCGGTACGCACATGCGCATCTCCAAGCGTATGCTCAAAAGCCGCGCATACCTCCGCTCTTACATCCTCGCCATGATGCCCGAGGCCGTATATATGGCCGAAGACTGGAATATCCTTTTCGGCGACGGCAACGGCGAGAATCTTCTCGGTATCGCCAACCACAAGGGAGTCATGCCCATTGAGAAAATCATCACTGACAACATCGTTGAGGGTAAGGCCGGAAGCGTCCAGAGCGTCACCGCCTACAATGGTGGTGCTGACGCTCTCGTGGAGTTTACCAATCCCCAGCCTCTCGTACTCGACGGCATGGCCATCACGTTCACCGGAGCCACCTCCAATGCCAATCTGAACGCCACCCACAACGTCGTCAAAGTCACCGACCGTCAGGTTCTCCTGCTCGGCGTGGCCATCTCCGAGGAAGAGGCCTCTGCCGCCAAGATGACTTTCAAGGTGAACAATGCTGCTTTCAAGAGCATTGAAGCCCCCAACTCCGAGGATGTAATCAAGACCGCTTTCGCCGTGATGACATTCGGCCAGTACTTCCCGAACTTCCTCGTGCTGAACCCGATTACAGTCAACGCCATCGACAGCGAGAAAGACGCGCTCGGGCGCAATCTCGGCCTGGTCAAGGTGGTAAACGGTATCAAGTACATCGCATCTCGCCCCGTGGTGGAATACGCAGGCATCCCCGCAGGCAAATATATGCTCGGCGACCTCAACGCCGGTGCCCACCTCGTTGACTATACCTCACTGACTCTCGAATGGGCCGAGGACGTTGAGACCAAGCTCACCAACGAGGTTGTCCTCATCGTTCAGGAAGAGGTAATCTTCCCGGTTTACATGCCGTGGACTTTCGCTTATGGAGACATGAACCAGCTCAAGCTGGCCATCACCAAACCTGTTTCTTCAACTACAACCATCACAACAGAAGGGTAATGGACATAATCGTAAGGGGTGAATCCCAGGAACTCGATTTCGTCCGCCGTTTATGCCGCGACAAAGTGCGCCGGGGATTGCTTGCAATTCTCCCGGCCACAAGTCCGGCTTGTGATGATGTAGTCCGTCTCAAGAATGAGCGTGACGAAACAGTCATACAGTTGCGGGAAAAAGATGCCCGCATATCGGAACTTGAAGAACGGCTGTCATTACTCACCGTTCCCAATGCCACAGAGCCTGCCGAAAATGCGGCAGACAACAGTGAAAATCCCGACGCTGTGGATGACAAGAACGTCGAGGTAGAAGATATGCTGGAGGCTGACCTCGATGCAGATGACAAGACTCCTGTAATCAATGATACCAAAGATGTTCCGGCGACTGATTCCAAGGAAACAGAAACCACAAAAAAGACCACACGGCGTTCTAAAAAGTCAAAGTAAAGATGCTTATAGACTGTTCTTATTTCACCAAAGGGCCACGGCGCATCCTGAATGCATCCCTCGGCACGGTCGGCAGGCTGCCCAATGCAAATGCCACAGAAGTAGCTGACGCGATAGAGGCATATATTTCCGAGTACCAGGAAGAGTATCTTGCCGGTATTCTCGGCAATACCGTGGGCAACAAGGTCAACGCATATCTTGTGTGTCTTGAGGAGGACGAGAACCCCACATGCAACGCCAATATCGACGCAGTGTGTGAGCGTCTGCGTGAATCTTTCGCTGACTATGTGTTCTTCCGTATCCTCCGCGACACCTCCTCACAAAGCACCATAACGGGACTTGTGAGGCTCAAATGCGCAAACGAGTATGTAGCGCCCATCCGTCGTCAGGTGAATGCGTGGAACTCCATGGTGAATAAGCACCGCCGGTTTGCCGAGTGGTGCCAGTCGTCCGGATGCACATTGTCCGGTATAAACATCAGCAGCGATATGTTGACCAAAATCAATCAACTCAATCTATGAGCAAAAGCCGGGAAATAATAGAGATAATCGCGGATGTGGTAAGGGAAACCGCCGTTGACTGCACACTTACTGTCGTAGGGCGGAAAGGTGTTGCCGGCGAGATTCCCTGCCCGCCGATTCACTATGTTTTCGGCAATGCCCGCTATGTGAAAGACAAGCTTGACGATTTGAGCCAATCGCCGGGAGGAACCGATATGAAATTCCCGATGATAGCCCTGTTCTGCCCGTTCAACGAGCAGCGCAATTCCCCGGACTATCACTCCCGGGCGAAAGTCAGGATACTCATAGCCTGCCCCTCTGAAACAGGCTGGAGCAACGAGCAGCGTCTTGAAACATCTTTCAGGAATATTCTCCGCCCGATTTATAACAGATTCATCGAAGCGCTCCAGGAAGATGCCCGGCTCGATTTCGGTTACAACAGACACGTGCCACACGAATACTCTGAAAACTACTCATATGGCAGATATGGCGCTCACACCGGTACCGGGGATACCGTCAGTGAGCCCATAGATGCCATTAACATCACCAATCTTGAATTAAAAGTAAAACTTCCTAATTGCAGATAACAATGAGAACACCCAGAACGTGCGATTCAGCACAGCTTTACACCGGCACTTCCAAGTGCCCACCCAATTTCGGCAAAATGCGCGCCGTAATTCTCGTGCCGCCCGGCACCAAGCTTCCCGCCGACCTGACGGCTGAAAAACTTGAGAAACTCATCCATGCCGAGCACAGCTCCCGTGCCTATGGAATAGCGGGGCTCTGCGAATACGCCAAGAATGGCGGCGAGGTGCAGACTGCGGCAACCGGCTGGGGCCCTGAGCAGGTCACCGGCGTTTCCGCCCGCAAAGATGCATTTGACCTCGAAAAATACTACCCCGAGCTTGATGCGTCGCTGATGCAGACGGCGAACTCCCAATGGGATGCCTATTTCATTGACGAGGACAACTTCCTGCATGGTATCGACGACGGCACCGACACTCTCGCCGGCTATCCCATGAGCAGCGTATATGGCGAATCTTCCCCGATTGCCACATCATCGGCCAGACCCACCATGCAGATTGTGCTCTGCCACAAGGATGCCAAGCTGTCAAAGGTCAGGTTCAACTACATCAAACTCGGATTTGAACTTAATACAAACAAGTTAGTCCTGGGGCTCGTTGCCGTGGCGCTTGTAAAAGCCGGCGAGGCCGGCAACAAGTACAGGCTGCTTGAGGTGAAGGGCGGTTTTGACGTCACATCAATTTATGGTCCCCTCATCGCAGAGGCCGGCACTGGCGTGATCAACGGTTCTGCCACCGCCGTAACATACGATGAAGCCGACGACACACTTGTAATAGCATCCGATGACGGTGTCGTGCCGAGTCTCAAACCCGCCAATGTGCTCTACGAAAACGGCATCAAAGGCATAGAACAGGCTGTATGATATTCGAGCGTGTGAACTTCAACGACGAGGAGGTTAAAAAGATGAGCCGGGAGGAATTTGAATCGCGGCATATCGGGGTGCTATGGCAGAACCGCGATATCGATACGCGCAAGAAGATGCTCTCGCAGGCCTACGACCTCATCGTCAGACCCCGGCGAACCCGGAGGAAGTAGCGAAGTACGAATCCGAAGTTGAATCACGGGCGGGGGTGCGAACATCTCCGCCCATTTATTTCACAACGCCATGAGCATTGAAGATGTGGTCGATATTATAGGACGTATTGCCGCGGGTTTCGAGGCGGCCTGCGCCCGATGCCTGGCCGAACACTCCGATGTAGTGATTTCATGTATCAAGGAGCAGATGCTCAGCGGTCTTGACGGAGAGGAGAACCATCTCACACCCACTTACGACAATGACCCGTATTTTGATGAGGCTGGTTTCTGGTATCATCGCGCCAAAGACTACAAGGCATGGAAGCGCAGCATCTCCCCTCAGGTGTCAGGCGCTGTGCTCGGTTTGCCGCCGCGCCCCGACGACGTCCCCAACCTCTATATCACCGGCGTATTCTATTCCGAGATAACAGCAGCCCCCAATGGTTACGGGCTTGACATAGACCCCGGCAATGGCAATGGCCCGGCGATTGTGGCCAAATATGGTGACTGCCTGCTCGATATCGGCCCGACGGCCATAGGGTACTTCAATGCCAACTTCATGCTGCCGGCGATAGAATCATTTTTCAGAGATTGCGGATACCGATGAGCTGTAATTGTAAAAACAAGCGGTTCAGCCAGGAGGCCGAGCGCATACGACGGCTCGCAAAAGCATTGGCCGTGATGGAACAGGAGACCGTAGCCCTCTACAAAAACGCGGACGGCACCTATGGATTCTCCCGGATTTCCGACGAGTTAGACAAACCAATCGTAGAATATATAACCCCATACTGATGAGTAATGTAAAAATAACAGACCTTGTCCCGCAGGAGACAATAAATAAAATCAAGGAGCTCGACGAAGAGATACGCGGGCTGCTTGACACATACACCGACACGGCGAAAGAGCTTGCAAAAGGTGTGGATATAAAAGTGCGCGTAATCGGCGACATTGACAAACTCGAGAAGCTGCTTGTAGACAAAAGCAAAGAAGCCGCCGATGCCGGCCGCAGGCTGAACGACGTCATGGCCGAGCAGAGCCGGATTGTGGCCAATACCACCAACACCATCTCCAGGCAGCTCATGGAGCAGGAAAAAGTCAACAAAGCCCAGCGGGAAACATACACCGAGCATGAAAAGGTGAAGAATCTCCTTGACAGATTCCATGACACATATGAGAATCAGACCCGGAGCCTCGCCAAAATCACCCGGCAGCTCGCGGAAAATAAAAAGGCCCAGTCCGACAATGAGAAGGCACTTGCAGCGGGTCTCATGACAATGGAGCAGTTCACCGGGAAGCAGGCCGCACTGATTGCGCAGCATCGGTCTCTGACGCAAGAGAAGCGAACCCTCACTCAGATAATGACCGCGGAAGAAAAGGCGGCTCAGTCCCAGGAAGGCAGCTATGTGCACATGTCGCAGCAACTGGAGCTGCTGAAAAAGGCATACAAGGATTTGAGCGAGGAGGGACGCAATGCTGATTTCGGCAAAGAACTCGAAGCCTCCATTCAGAATCTTGACGCACATCTCAAAGATGTTGCCGCCGATATGGGGGAGTTCCAGCGCAATGTTGGCAATTATGCCATAGCCGGGCAGAACGGCGTGGTGAGCACCGAAAGCCTTATGGCCGCCCTCAATCAGCAGGCCGTCACAACAAAGGACGTTTCAGACCAAAGCAAGATATTGCTTGAGGCGAGGAACATGCTTGACACCTCAGACGCCCAATATGCCGAGACGGTTGCCCTTATCAACGAGAAGCTTGCCGAGAACTCCATGCGCCTCACCGATGTAAGCGACATCATGGAGGTGCAGGCAACATCGGCCGCCGAGGCCGAGGCTCAGAACAAAAGGCTGATGGAAGCTTTGAAGCAGGTCGACCAGTCGGGCGAGGATGCTCAGCAGAAAATTGCCGAACTCAACGCCAAGATAGCCGCGAATGACAAGGTTATCGCCGCAGGGTCCGCATCGAAAGCCACTCTGAAAAAAGACCTCAAAGAGCTTGTGCTTGAAATCGCCAATCTTTCAATCGAGTATCAGAATCTCTCGGATGAGGAGAAAGCATCGGCCGAGGGCAGAGCTCTTGCTGACCACATCAGAGACCTCACAGAGCAAGCTGGTGTCCTCAAAGACGCGATAGCCGACACGAACCAGGCCATAGCCAATGCAGCCTCCGACACGCGTGCTTTCGACCAGCTCGGAGGCACCCTGAAACTCGCTATCGACGGATTCGGTCTCGCAACCGGGGCGGCCGAGATGCTCGGCATCAGCTCCGAGGACCTGGCAAAAGTACAGACCAAACTCCAGGCGGCACTGGTGGCATCAAACGCCATGCAGTCGATTCAGAATTCATTGCAGAAACAGTCGGCCGTGATGCAGGGCGTCAACCTTTTGCAGACCAAACTGCGCACGGCGGCCGAGAATCTCCATACCGCCGCCCAGGGGAAAGGCACCATTGCAACAGCGGCATTGACGGCGGCCCAGTGGGCGTTCAACGCCGCGGCAAACGCCAACCCTATCGGATTGGTTGTGGTTGCCATAGTCGCCTGTATCGCGGCCGTGTGGGGTCTCGTCAAAGCGTTCACCGCATTCTTCGGCACGAGCGATGAAGCGATTGAGAGCTACAAGCAGCAGAAACAAGCCATTGAGGAGCTGTGCGAATCCAACGACAAACTCATTGAGCGGATGAAAGCGCGGGGCGCCACCGAGGCCGAGCTGCTGGTTGAGAGCCTCAAGAACAAGCAGGCGGAAAAGGACGCCTACGACGATTTGTTCCGTAAGGCTTCCAAGCTGTATGATGAAGATGAGGACGAATACAAAGAAGCCCTTGAGGCCAAGAAAAAGGCTGATGACGACTTTAAGGCAAGTAAGGAGGATGGTCTCAATTATCTGCTGAAAATACAGACGGAGGTCAATGCCTACGAGCGTGAACAGGCTATCGGCACACTCGCCTACAAGAAAGAGATTATTGAGGAGGAGAAGAGGATGCAGCTTCAGTTGGCGGCCATGATGTATGCCAACGGAGAACTGACCCGCAAGCAGTATGAAGATATTGTTGCGTCAGTGAAGAAGTATGCCGAGATAAATATCAAAAAAGCAGAAGATGCCGAGACAAAGAAAGTCAGTTCGTCGGGCCGCTCTTCTTCCGGCGCCGACGATGCCAGGAAGCAGGCCGAGGAACTGAAGAAAGCGGTCCGTGCCGGTGAGGATGCGCTTCTGAAAATCATCACCGACAGCCTGGAGCGTCAGCGTCAGGCCGAGATGCTGTCTTACAACCGTCAGCTTGAGGACCTGCGGGCCAAACTTGCCAAAACAAAGGATACCGAGGTTAAACTCCGGGAGGCTCTGAACAATCAGATACAGGGAATTGAAGCCGAGCATCAGCGGAAACTGGCCGATATCCAGGCCTCGCAGATTGACCGCGCCAACAAAGCCGAAGCCGACTTCATCGCCCTGCATCTGTCTATGGTTCAATCCGGCTCGCAGGAGGAATTTGAATGGAAGATGAAAGCCCTCTCCAATCAGTACAACGCAGAACTCGCGGCGCTGGTGAAATCTGAGAACAATAAGACGATTGCATCGGAGATGGCCGAGCAGATGCGCATCGATCTTGCCGAGAAGTACGCCGGACTTCGTGAAGATTTGGAAGAGGAGCATTCGCGAAAGCTCATCGAGAAGAATGCCGCCGAATTTGCAGAGGCCCAGTCTGACCGCGACAACAATATGATGGCCGAGCTCGTGAGGTTGCAGAGCAGATATGCCGCTGAGCTGGAGCTCGCCGGTTCCAATGAGGCAAAGCGGGCGCAGATAAAGGCGCGTTATGAGGCCAAGTCAGCCGAGATAGCCGAGAAATACGCCATACAGTCGGCCCGGGCTTCCGTTAATATGTTCGAGGGTCTGCTCAAGAACTCCGACTTGACGGCCAAAGACCGCGAGAAAATTGAGAAGGACCTCGCCGCCGCAAGAATCAAACTCGAGAAAGCGGTCACCGACCATGTTTTAGCCGAGAATGAGCGAAAGGTTCAGTCCGACGAGGATATGAATAATAGGCGTATAAATAAAGCCATGGAGTGGATGACAGCCGCCCAAGATGCCATGAATCAAATAAACGAGCTTATCGGAAACAGCTATTCCGCTCAATTGGATAAACTCGAAGAGTATCAGGAAGCAAACACTCAGGCTGGTAATGATGAACAGGAGCGCATATCGGCTCTTGTAGAGAAAAAAGTTATTACCGAGGAAGAAGGCGAAGCGCGCAAACGAGTAGCCGAAGAAAAGACGGCCAAGAAACACGAGGAGCTTGAGCGCAAAAAGGCTCAATTGAAGCGAAAACAAGCTATCTATGATAAAGCCATTTCGGCTATGAATATCGGTTTAAATACAGCCATGGCAATCATGAAGTTATGGGTTGACCCAGGGTGGCCCACTGCATTGCCTATGATGGCAGTAGTTGGCGCTCTTGGCGCTCTTGAACTCGCCACAGTGCTTGCCACCCCCATTCCCAAATACGCCAAGGGTACTGATTATCACAAAGGCGGCCCGGCCATAGTCGGAGATGGCGGCCGCCACGAGGTTGTGATGTTCAACGGCGATACATGGCTCACTCCCGACAAACCCACGCTTGTAGATATACCGGCCGGCGCCTCTGTTTTGCCGGATATATCAATGCTTGATAAGGAGCTGCCGGGGCTCATTTCTCTGCCGGAAAATGACCGCACGGCCGCTCCGGTTGTGGTGAACAACGACTATTCCCGGCTTGAACGAGGCATCCGCGAACTCGCCGGCCTCATCCGCGCCCAGACCAGGCAACAGAAAGAGGATGCGGCAAATGCGCGTTACGAACTTTTTAAACAGAGGATATGATTGAAACACTTGAACACCTGACTGTAAATCAGTTTGTGGACCTTGTGTGCGGCAATACCGGCGTGCTGCACGGCAAACATGAGATTGTATCGGATTCCAGGCTGGCTATCGCCATGCGCAACATCGTATTTGAATACAAGGAGATTGCCGACCGCACAGGAGCACGAAGCTTTCTCGGCAGGGTCGAAGACCTCATAAAGGCCAAGATAGAGGTGATAGCTTTCAGAATGTGCAACAGTCTCGTCGAGATGGGCCATTATGACAGAGCCCGGGAGGTGATGGCGGAATACGGCATCAATATCCGTGCGATTACCGACAAGAGGGTTGCCGTTGAGGTACGTTCGCGCCTCGAGCGGGCCAGGAGCATAGTGAGAAAAATCGAATCGGAGAACAGTGCCGGCGGCGGAGAGGTCGCCCATGTGCGCCGGATGTTCGACGAGCAGACGGCGTCGTTAATGGCCTATTTCAGATTTCAGATCGATACGGCCGTAATGAAAGCCACCGTCTATGCCAATCTCATAGCGCGGCACAACCGGGAAATCAAGGCTAAAGCCGCCGCACTGAGTAAAGGCAAAGTCTGAGAGTTGACTTTATAAGAGCTGTTTTTGATAGTCCGCCGGATTTTTCGGCGGACTATTTTATATCATCACCGCACTTTTTTGTATTTCGTTAGTAACACATTGCAAATACAGCAATGAATATGACGAAACACAATCAAAGTAAAAAGCGCTGCCGGTCTGCTTTAGACCGCATAGAGAGAAAATGTGACAGAATATTGGCCGAGCTGCTGATTCTGCGCCGGCACATGACACACAAGCCCGGTGTTGACGCGGTAATCGAGCGTCTGCACCGTACCGCCCGCAGAATGAGGGCGCAGGCCGAAAAAGAGAGGCAATTCGTGCGGAATATGTTCAACTCCAAATTATCGGAGCGATGAACATAGACAAACTTGTAGTGGAACATGCCGATTGGATCAGGAAGAAAGCGCGCCGATACTATGCCAATCCTATGGATGCCGACGACCTCGCCGGCGAGACAATCTACAAATGCCTTAGTCAAGGCAGGAAATTCAACCCCGGAAGAAGCTTCAAGCCATGGGCTCTGGCCATTATGGCCAACACTTACATCACACAGTACAACCGTCGTAAATGTGTGCTTTTCACCGGCTATTGCGACTACGACCCCTACTCATGCGAGGAATACGCCGACCAACTGGCCTCTGTCAACAGAATCTTTTCCATAGTCCACGATTGCAGCATGAAGTCTTGCGGCATAGAGAGTGTGATGCTCTATGCCATGGGATTCAGTTACGAGGAGATTTCAATGAAAACGGGCGTCCCGGAAGGCACGGTCAAAAGCCGGGTCCACTTAGGCCGGAAGATGCTCCGCAGGACTCTTGAAGTATAAACGTCAGTAAATGTTAAGGTGGTAAAATGGCGGCTGTTCTGTTTGTGTCTATTGTTTAATTTGGCTAACTTTATATCAGTTAAATCAAACAATAACAAACTACAAGTCAAACCAATAGACCACCAATCATGGAAAAGAGAAGCAATTTTCGCGCAAGAGTGATGAAGTATGCATGGCAGCTTTGGAAAACTACCGGGCAGGCCTGGCGCATATGTCTGACAAAAGCCTGGCGGTTATACTATCTTGCCCGTGACATGAGGCAGGGCGTGGTGGAGTTTTACTACACCAAAGCCGACGGCTCCATCCGCAAAGCGCTCGGCACACTGAGGAATGTACCCGCAGGCGCCACCCTCGGAGGGAAAAGGGTCACCAAACCGTCGTACCGGACAATGGCCTATTTCGACACCGAGAAGAACGGCTTCCGATGCTTCAAGGTCGAGAACCTTATCTGCGAAATTTAAGCGGCTGCAAGTGCCGCCTGTAAAGTCGCTTCCATCACTATGATTGGCGCATAATCCACTGGCTCAAAAAGTTAAGTGAGATTATGCGCTTAATCATCTTTTCTGTATTTAAGCCATTTCGTCGATGCAGGCTGATTTTGACTTATTTTTGCCAAAACCACAATAGGCAGAATCAGCAATGCGCACTAAATATATACTACATATCGATGGCACAGACTATGAGCTGAGAGATGACGACCTTGAAAACTGGGAGCAGATTAAATGCTCCTACAAGAGGGCTTCGTTCGATGGCGTCGTGCGCTCGTTCTCTTCACAGTTCGAGTTTGTCAATTATGCGCGCGATATGCTTTTGGCTGCATACATCCGGAACGGCTATGCCGCCAAAGCGTCTATTTCCGTGCATACCTTTGACGACAGATGGAGGTATGAGTGTCGGTTTGTGTGCCCGCTTGACTTCACAACTGTCTCATTCGACTCGATGGCGTTCTCGATAAGCAGCGTCGACGACAGCCTTGCGGCAAAAATAAAATCCAGCAAAAGCACTACCTATAAACTTGCCGTAGGCTCCGATATAAAGACCGACGGCACATTCTACTACGACCGGCTGCCGCTCCGGGAGTCTATAACATACGGGCTCACCGACGGGCTGAGTTACGATGATTGCCCCGACATATTGGTGACTCATACAAACGGCAGCCCCATATGGGTTGGCAATGTTGGTTCCGAAATAGCCAATGGTGGCGTTATCAATTTTAACGACGACCAGACCGATTCCCCGGACGGCTATCTTTTCGAGGCGATAAAGGATGTTGACGTAACGTTCAAATGGGATGTTTCATATCGTCAGGACCAGTCGGATGGGATGCTGAATCTTCAGCTTAGAGTAATCCGCGACGGCATTACAGTACCCTCCGGCGACGGCGGGGGCGGCTCGATAGGCTATTATGGCAACGGCGAATATACTTTTACCGGGGAATATGACTCAGAAGAAGCCCTGAATGCCGCCCAGACACCTGCCGCCGGGAGATGGGCTCTTGTCGGAGATATTGTATGGGTCTGCATATACACAGGCCACGACACCGGCAATGGCTCGTACTTTGTATGGCAAAGCACTGATAAGACTATCGACGAGTATTTCATCAAATATGATTCAGGCGAGAAGATTTTGAAGCTCAAAGCCAAAGATAAAGTTCTCATCGAAGTTCCTTACAGTGCCGGCCCGACGGTGGGCAACGATGTGTCGGTTCGTTTCATCAAAACTCTTTTTGAATTCAGTTGGATAAGCCGTGGCGCCGGTGTGGAGCTGGATGTTATCAGCCCCCGACGGCTTGCCGGAACGCTTCTCAGAAAGATTGCCGGCGACGAGTGCAACGTCGATGTAGCTATCAGCGATTTCGACACAAGACTTAAAAACACATACATCCTCCCCGCCGAGGTGGCCAGAGGTATCGACGGCGCCAAACTGTATAGCTCGTTCAACGATTTCGCGGACTGGATGAGCACGGTCTTCGGCTACGTCTACTATATGGGGCCCGTCATGGAATCCAGAATCAAGGCATGCCGCTCTTTCGGCCGGATAGTAGGCACACCGTATCCCAGCCAGGGACGCTATTCAGGTGTTGTTTTCACCGATAACATCCTATACAACAGCAGCAAGGCGTGTTTCTTCTATCACGGCCCCGATGGGTATTACGACAAATGGAGCGGATGCGAGTATTACAATGGCGATGACAATCATCCGCGGACCGATATTCTGTTCTGCGAGGAACTGGCAGAGCCCAAAAAGCTTTATACCTTTCCTCCGTTCGACCCTGAACATCCGGTTCTTACTCCGATAGAGTATGAATTCGGCCGTGAAGATTTCGGCAAAGACTGCCAGACGGTGCATTTTGTGCATCGTGCCGAACTTCTGTCATCCGACATGCCGCCGGTGAAAATCAGCGGATGCCGTAATCTGAAATACACCGTTGATGCCTCCCTTATCTATTCCACTGTTATTGTCGGCTACGATAAAAAGGATTATGAAAATACCAACGGCCGTGACGAGTTCAATTTCAGCAATACATACACCACCGGGTGTAGCACAAGCGACAAAACGCTTTCCATGCTGAGCAAATACCGTCCCGATTGCTATGGTATAGAGTTCGCCTTGCAGAAGCGTGCAGAGTCAACAACAGATTCCTCCTCCGACAAGGATGTATTCTTTCTTCTTCTCGAACACAAAGGGAATACGCTGATGCTTGACCGGAATACCGAAATAACCGGGGCGTTGAGCGATATGGTGTTTAACGGCGCGTTCTCGCCTATGGCCTGCATACATGCCAATGCAGGATATATCGGATTGCAGTCGGACGGCCTCATATTGACGTTCGCATCATCGACCGGCAACAGCGCCATAGTTATCGGCGGTGAGGCTATGGATGCCGATATAGCCCTGGGCGGTTCTTTCGCCTCTGCCGGCGTTGTGGAGTTTACAAGCGATGAAGTCAGCGACTACACCGACATGAACCGACTCGTCGAAGTAGTGGACCAGGGCGTATTATACCGAGGATTCATCAAAGAAGTGGATTTTAAATACGCCCGCAATGAGGCCGCCAAATACAAGATAATCGTAAAAGATATAGAATTATGATTCTAAGCCCGTTCACGCCTTTGTTTTTCATCAGCCACAAAACCGATGGCATAGGCAGTGACTATATACAGACATTTTCAACATCCGACCGCATCCTCATTCAGCTCATCGGCCGGCTGCCGTGGTCCGGCATCGCCCAGGTCTTCATGGAGCCCGGTCATAAGCTGATGTATCAGGTAAAATGGAATGAGTGGACGATAAACGAGGATGTGCAGTTGCTGTTCTCTTCATTTACACTTCCGCCGGGATACTACTCGGTATTCATTACCGGATTTGGAGTTAGTGAAATTTTCAGAGTTACCGATAATGATACGGTTCTCTCCGAAACGACACTCATACAATATTCCATGAAAAACAACCGACAGCGCAACGACGCGGTGTTTTTCATCGACGGTATGCAGTATTTCTTCGATTTCCGTGTTCACGGCGGTTTTAAGGACAGCGGCTGGAGCTTCAGTTGCGAGAGTGAGCAGTTTGTAACGCAAAGCGCTGATGTATCACAACTGTATAGCCTTGAGTCCACCCAAAAGCGCTTTACATTAGGAAGCAGCATGGGGGTGCCGGTATGGTTCGGCGAAATGCTCAACAGAATTCTTTCATGCTCACATGTGTATTTCGATGGCTTGAAGTATTGCCGCAAAGAATCCAATACTCCCGAACTCGCAGTACAGCTTGAGGGGGTTGACAGTTTCGTTTTTACACAGACTCTGCAACGTTCCGTCAACCTTGACCCCATAATCGAACACAACAACCAGATGGCGTTAAGACGGCACGATGACAATCGTTATAGAGCCGTTTCCACGAATATTAACCGAATAATATATTGATATGGCATTAACATCGGATGAATTGCAAAGCATCGTAACGCAAGTGCTCTCAGCCCTCCGGACCAATTCCAATACTATCGGCCAACTGCCACCGGTGATATCGCTCGGCGCAGAGGATAGTTTTGAGATAGACGGAGGGAAGAGGGTAACGTACGAAACTTTGTACGCGCTCATTAATTACATCAATGATGAGCGCCACAAAAACCTTAGCTCAGAGCTTGGGAATCTGAAAAGGGACCACTCGGCCGACGTCGGCGCTATCAGAGACCGGATAGCCGCGGTAATCCGGATTCTTGAAGAGCATGGCTCGTCGATTTCCGAGAACAAATCCACAATCGACAACATCGGCGATTATATCATACCGGAGGAGATTCAGCCCCGGATTGACCATAACCGGGCGCTTATCGAGCGGCTGAACGACAGTGTGGGCGCGCCTGAGCGGACGGTGACCGACGATGCGGGCACGGCTACGGTGCCGGGCATCGCTCCGCTTGATGAGTCGGGACGTGTGCCGGGGCGGTTTCTGCCGTCGTATGTTGACGATGCGATGGACTTCGACGGGATGGCTTTGAATGTGGCGGCCTTTGCCGGGGAGCGGTATGAGGGTAATCTGCGTGACGCGTTCCACCGTGTGCTTTACCTTGTGGGGCCTAACCGGTTTATCCTGGAGGTTACGCCGTCGAGTACTACGGGGAAACCCCAGGCGCCGGAGTATTACCCGAAGTGGGAGCTTGGCGAGGAACATGCGCTCTGCATGGGGCGTGAGTCGGAGGAGGGTTACGTTCCTCTGAAGGGTAAGACGTATTACTGCCCGGCGACCAACAAGGCGTACCGCTGGACCGGTTCGTCGCTGGTGCCTACCGGTTCGGACCTTGACCTTGGGGAGGAGGCGGGCACTGCCTTTGCCGGCGACCGCGGCCGCGCCCTGGAACTGGAAAAGGCCGACCGCACGGAGCTCAGCCCGGTGATGGTGCGCGACACTGGGGAGGGTGCGGAGATGCCGGAGCCGGACTTTCCGGCGCTGATGCTGCGTAAGAACGAGCAGGCGCTGACCGCTGAGGAGCGCCGCCAGGTGATGGTGAACCTGGGGCGGCCTGACACGGCGGCGTTCGACCTCCAGTGGGCGGGTGCCGGAGGCACGGTGTTTGTGCCCGGGGAGCTCTACGGCCTAAACGGCATCAATGACATCACGCTCGCTGAGGCGATGAAGATATGGCGCCTTAGCCACCGCGACATAAAGGTATCGTGGCAGCGCGTGTACGGCTACAACAACGCTATACACGAGGAGATGAAGCCGCGGATGTTTGCCAGGACCTATTTCACGCTTTTGGCTCCGGGCTATGAGGGCGCCAACTTCGCTGAGACGTTTCTCGGAAATGAGATAGTGGAAGCCGTGGATATTGCCGGGGGCTATTCGCCCGGGGGAATTCACATAGGTCTGGTATCGACATTCAATGGTTGCAAACGGCTACGCAGGGTATCGTTCGGAGGCGGCAAGGGCTGGGGCAGCATACGGTGCAACACGAACGCTTTTGCCGGGTGTGTGAATCTGGAGAGGATTGATGAGTTCGGCTTTTGGGCGGGCGGGCAGACACTTGACCTTTCGATGGCGCCGAAGTTCGAGGTTGACTGTATCGAACGGGCCGTAGCCGCTGCCGGCACTCAGCATCAAAACGCCATCATACTCCATCCCGACGTTTTCGCCAAGTGTTCGCCCGAGCTGCTTGCGGCCGCGGAAACTAAAACCATCACTATAACCACACCATGATTATGGCAAAAATACAGGAATTATATGACCGGGCGACGGGTGAGGCTATCTACCCTCGCACGTGTACGGAGGCGGTTTATGACTCGCAGGGACGCGACCTGGAGACGCGCCTTGCCTCCGTTGAAAAGGATACCGACGACAAGCTGACGGACTACGCCACGGCTACGCAGCTCCGCGACGGGCTCGCCACAAAGCAGGATGCACTTACGGTGACGGACGACCTGGAGCTGACGGCCGGGGGCGTTCTGTCGGTAGCGGAGCGCGCCAGGAGGGAGGTGTTCGATGATATGTGGACTCTTGCCGGCGGCATCGTTGTTGAACCGGGTGCGCACTACGCCCTGAATGGCACAACGGGTATTACTTATCCCGAGGCGATGAAGATAATGGATTGCCGGCAGCAGCAGGTTTTATCAGCAACGGGTCTCAAAACGGCGTTTGACGCTTCCATAGTGGGGGTGCTGAAAGCCATATTTCCGTTTAAACTAAGAGCTTGTTTAAAAACAAATGTGAATAATAAATAAGCATCAGTCAATATTTCAGGCATTTATGCTTTGGTGATTGT